TCATTAATCCCTGCTCCACCTATTCTGATTCTTAGAAATTTTTGAAACTCTCCAACAGTAAAATCTTGATAAAACCTTTTTCCACTTTTAACTTTACCAAACATTCTCAGTGCATATTCTGTGGGGTTTCCTGTTTGATTATCAAACTTTGAAACTACCTCTTCTCTCTTACCACTGTTAAAGTCTACATCTTCTAGGAGTATGAAATTTTCTCCATTGGAAGACTCAAATTGGGACCCTTTCTTTAAAATGGGTATTCTGTCTTCTTTTGGGCCCAAGCCAACGGAATTAGCTGGTATTAAAGTATAGAAAGTCGCTACTCCATAAACTGCTGGTCTTCCATAAAACTTATAACCTAGTTGTTTTGTATGTCTTCTTACATTGTCAAACTGCACAGCTGTTTCTAGGAAGGATTCATTTGCTTGATAATCTAAGTAAAAAGAAAGCATGTCTCCGACATACGCAACCGAATCAAACATCATTGAACCAAAAGAGGCTTCATTGAAATCATTATACCTATCTGGGTAAAACCTTTTTGCATGCTCTACAAGAGATTGTTTTATTGATTCAAATGACCTATCTGTGTATTTTATAATTGGTTTGTTCTTCATATTTTATTCCTTTAATAATAATTGTTATCCAAAACAATTCCTTGATTTATATCTATGTCTAAGTTTACCATCTGAGGTTCAGAAACACCAGAAACAGAATACACTATTTGGATCTGTAAGACATTGTCGTTTTCTGGGTTTGGGATTGCTACTACTCTCATTAATCTTAAGTAACTTAGATAGGACTGTATTTGATCCTCAATTCTAAGTTCTATATTAGGCAATATTTGATCATTGAAGTTTTCAAACAAATATTGTCTTATCCCTACTCCAAAATTAGAATTAGAAATCTTTTCTCCTGGGTTTGTAAACAATAAATTAATCAAATGAAATCTGATCAGCTCTTTGGCTCCTTGGACATTTTGATACCCGTAGGTATCATCAAAACTTAATGGAAAACTTGGTGTATATATCATATTTAATCCTCAAAATAATTATTAAATAGAATTATTATTCACCGTCTTTTTTGAGTAATGCTCTCAAAGGATCATCGCAATCATCTAATTCTTTCACTATTCTTCTTCCAAACAGATCAGAAAGCCCTAAAGAGAACTTAGGAATCAAATTTTTGAGGAACTCTAGTAGACTTCTTTTGTCTTCTTCATTGTCTTCTTGCTCATCTTCAAAATCTTGATCATTATATGTTGCAACAAATACTCTTCTTAATGCTCTTTTAGTTTTTTTGTATTCCATTTCTTCTAATTCTGGTATTTCCTCTGGATTCTGTTGGTTTTCAAAAGCAATTGATTCAACAAAAGAGTTTAAAGAATTTATTAAATAACCGCTGGTGTATCCTCTCGTTGGAAAGATTTTATCAAATAGCAATAAATAGTCTTGTTCTTTAATCAAATTTCTAACCAAGCAATAGTCATCGTAATAATTAACACTCTCGCTGGACAAAAATTGATCGATGGTTTCATCTTCAAATGGCAGTTCATAACTTACTAATGGAATTAATAGTTGGCCATTGTAGTTGTGAGCTTTTTCTAAATTGTCTACTGGGACAGTGACACTGCTGTTTTCATGATAATACAAAATTCTTATCCCAAAATAAGCTGGTGGTTTGTTGTTTTTTCCAAAATAATAACTGAGTTTTTCAGACTTATCAGCATTGTAGTCTGTAAAAATGTTTTTAAACTCTTCTAAAGTGGTCACTTCTTTGTTTCTTGTTCCTTGTCTTAAAAGTATTTGATCCCTAACATCAACTCTTATTGTATCAGCTGTTAGCTTATTTTCAACAACTCTAACATATTTTTGTACAACAAAAGTTGGCTTTGTATTATCTATAGTAAGGGACTGGTCCAAATCAATCTCTTCGATTTTACCAGCTGGGTATCCTCCGGATGAGTAGTTCACCATAGAAGAATAAGTTCCTATGTCCAAAGTAGAGCCTTGAAAAAACGACCCATTAAATAAGTATTCATGTATAGAGTTGACTTCTGGTTTGAGAACAGCACTCATTTTTTCCTCAAACCTTTCCATTTCCTGTTTAAAGACACTCCCAAACAATACCTCACAAGCATCCTCTACCCTACTAATTGCATAACATTTTAGTTGTATTTTGAATCTTTTAAACCTTGCTTTTCTGGGCTTGTCTATAGTGTAATCTTCTTCGGAATCATACTCATCATTCACCAAGTCGTCAAAAACTGTCGAATAGGCATAGAACTCTTGAAAGTTTTTATGATCACTAGATTTCATTTTATAATTAAACACTTTTGATGGTTTTACTTCTGGATTGTCTTCTATCCACTCTCTAGTTTTTGCAATACCTTCTTTTGTTGGCATTCTATAAAACTTCCTAACATTCTTTATTTCCTCTAAGGCATCGAGTTCTTTCTGCGAAGGTTCGATTATTCCTAACTGTACTTGTCTAATGTATGCTTCTACTACTTGTTCTAAAAATATGTACCAATACCTATGTGCTCTTATGAATCTCCTATTTTTTGTTCTTTTAGGATATAATCCAAAAAACTCCATCTTCATTTCTTCAAATAAAATTTTAACAATTGCATCGTCATAGTTATTTTTAAATCTAATTTTTTGCAAAAATACAAAACCCGGAGTTAAAAGTCTAATCATATAAACTTGAATCTTTATTCTGGTTAATGTATCAAGCAAAGCTTTTATTTGAGGCGTTGCCGCTCTGTTGAATGGGGGCTCTACAAGACATTCTTCATCTTGGTATAATCTTTTGTCAAAGGGTATTTTTGATACTAAATCATCATAATATTCTTTCAGTTCTCTAAAAGGAGCTGGTCCGTTTATTCTTTCTTTGCACGGGTCATCTATCTCAACAAAGGTTTTATAAATCTTTAACCACCCTTTGTCTTCTTCTGGGATTAAATATATTTTTGGCTTTGTGTAAGTACCACCATGAACCTTTGGATCCAAGAAGGTGATCTTACTTTTTTCATTGTCTTTTGGAATCCCAAGGACTTTTTCTTCTTCTTGGTGATTATATTCGCCACCATTGGGAGACATATAATCAAATGTTAAGTCTGATAGACTAACTGGGTCCGATCCGCCGTGTAGAAAGCCATCTACATTATTGACAATCAATATATCCTGTATTATTTTGAACAATCTATTAGCTGTTTGTTTATAGCCGTGTATGAAAGATAAGAAAGAGTTATTTGATTTTGTCTTTAGGATATGATAAAAAGCATCTTCAGAATAAGACTTGTCCGATCTTGCTAGCAAATTTGATTCCAATAGGTCACCTTTGTAATCATTTTCTATCTCTATAGATTCTATTATCAAGTTTGTCTGCTTTTTATCAAGTGCTTGATGAAAATAAAAACTGTCGTCTTTTTCCCAGTTTCTAATTCTGTTACTATAGTAATAGTCTCCTTCGAAAGCAGAAGTTAAGCCAAAATAATTGTTTTCATATAATTCTTCGTTTGACAACCCAGCTTTATAGTCATCAGCGACAGTTTCCGGAAAATTAGGTTCTTTCTTTCTTGCTGCTCTGTTGTAAGGCAACCCATCCTTATTGGATAATATTGTTGATAATGCTGAGTTCTTTTTTCCTGTTGTTTCTGCGTAAAATACAGTTTCAATTTGTTTTAAAGCAAAATCGGCAATTGATCCCATAGTGGCTTCTAATTCTGGTGGTAAATCTGTTATAGGGTTGTAAGGTTTACAATTTGATGCCGCGTTGTCCTCTGATCTTAATCCCGATGGATCATCTTCACTACCAAAAGGTTGAGGATCTATTGGAGAAACTCCGTATTCTTTTGCTATAGCGTCAGAAATTATATCTTGTAGGTTGTTGGCTTTATCTAACAAGTCTTGAAAATCGTCAAGAGCTTTTTGATTAACATCATCTATTATTTGTTTAGCCTCTTGTTCAGTCGCGCCAGTTGATTTTAGATTGTTTATTCTTAAGCCATCCCAAATTGCTAATTGTTCTTGCGACATACAAACAACATCGCAAGCTGGGTCGTCCATTATCAAAGAGTCAGAATATAACAGCGCTTGGTTTTTAGCCTCTGGTGTCATAAAGTCTCCAACTTTGTTTAAAAAGTTTTCAACTGTCTTTGGATCAGAAAAATACTGTCCTATGTCTGGACAACTTGAAGCTATTGATTTAGAAACCATTTCGTATGTTTTTGCTGGTAGTGGTTTTCCAACAACAGCAGATATTATTTCTCTTTGCGACATTGTTCTAGATATAGCTCTTTCAAAACATCCGAACAACTCTTTTGTATCTATATTGGGGTCAAAACCCTCTGGTGTTATTCCTATGTTGTTTAAAAGTTCTGGTATTATGTCATCCGACTTCTCATCATCACAAAGATAACTTGATATTAGGTCTCCCAAGTTGCCTCCAAAAGCAGCAGAACCTATGGCTCCTAACAAAGAACATAAAAGATCGTCTAATAAAGCAATTATTTGTTGTATTAAGTTGATTATCAGTTTTACAAATACAGAGATTGTTATTCTAACAATCATATCTTTTAATCTTTCTAATGCTTTCTTCCTCCAGCCTACTAACTTAAAGTCAGGAATTACCGGAAAATGAATAGATACATTAGAATCACAAATATCAATTTTAAATTTTGGTATTAGCTGTCCTATGTCTAATAGGTCTGTTAAAGGTGTTGTTGGGCAGTAAGCTTGAAAAAAAGTAGCCAACAAGCCTCTTATCAGAGGAGATATCGGTAGTTTATCCAAATAGCCTATCAATTCATCAAAACCGATATTCTCAAACAAAGCATCTATATAGGCTTGAACTATTACTCCTGTTACTTTAGATAATTTTCCTTCCTCTCCAGATTGTTTTATTTGTTGATTTGTTAGATTTTCTTGACCTTGTTGGGTTGCTTGAAAATCAAAATCTTTTAAAGACATCGTTGTTGATTGTGCTACGGATTTGTCTTCAGAAGGTGTTAGGGCAGAGGTATTTGACCACGGCTCAGGTGCGGGTGCATTTAAAGCGGTTTGCACGTCTTGTTGTATCTTTTGCTGTGTAGATATTGGCAAGAAAGCAAAAAGTTTTCCTAAATGATTTATACTCAAAGAAGAAACGAGAGACTTTATTATAATCCCCAAAGCCTTGTCAAAGGGTATACCACCCATTAGACATTCGAGAATTTTACCAAATAAGGTATCTAGTTCACAAAAAGTCAATGCAGCTAAAAGATCTCCATTTGTGTTGTAGGTGTCCCCATCTATCAATTTTAAAAATAACGAGTCATCATTACCTTTTATTGCTTGATTCCAAACCTTGTCATTTCCTGTTGGCCAGTTTTCGTCTGGGTATCTTTTCTTAAAATCTTTTTTCGCTTTTTCTGTGTCCTCGGAGCATAAAATTTTGTTGTATTCAAAAGCAAGAAGTTCAAAAATTTCTTCTAGAGAGCCAATAGAGGCAGTCAATAGGTCTTGAATTGATGGAAACTTGTCCATCGCACAAGCCAAAGCATTACCTTGGTTTTGTGAATCCAGCAAACCACTTTGCCCATTGTATTCTAAAGTAACTTGTGGGTTTAAGTAAGTTGTAAAAAAT